GAAGATGTTTCTCAAATGTGTGTTGAATTAAATGCGGGCCCTTTTAAAGGAACTGTTATAAAATATGGTAAGTTTCAAGTTGCGCCGCCGGACGAACAGGGAGAAAGTAATGCGAAATATGAATACGACGTTATTCTTGTGCCACCAGAATTGCAGGATGTAGAACATTCCGATGAAGAAGGTGTTGAATTTGAATATATGATTGGAGAAATTTTAGTTAAATTATTATGGGACAGATATAAAGAAGAATCTGAAAAGGAAGGAGTAAAAACTAATGACGGAACGGATAGAACGGCTGATACTATCACATTTAATACATAATGAAAATTTTTCGCGAAAAGTTGTTCCTTACGTAAAATCTGAATATTTTGAAGATTCATCTGAAAAGATAGTTTTTAAATTAATTCAAGAATATATTTTAAAGCATAATGACCTACCGACCAAACAAAGTTTATTAATAGATTTAGATCAATTAGATGGTATACATGAAACAGAATATACTAAATCTAATGAAATAATTAATACTTTAGATAAGCCTAGTGATTTTAAAGACATCACACCTTGGCTTTTAGAACAATCAGAAACATTTTGTCAAGATAAAGCAATATATAATGCTGTAGTGAATGCTATCGCAATTCTTGAAGGCAATGAAAAGACACACTTATCCAAAGGAGCAATTCCTACTGTTTTATCAGATGCTTTAGCTGTTTCTTTTGATCCACATATTGGTCACGATTTTATTGAAAATGCAGAAGATAGATTTGAATTTTATCATAGAGTAGAAGAAAGACTTGAATTTGATCTTGAGATGTTTAATAAAATTACAAAAGGAGGTTTACCTAAAAAAACTTTAAATATTTGTTTAGCAGGTACCGGGGTAGGTAAATCATTATTCATGTGCCATCATGCTGCTAGTTGTCTTTCTATTAATAAAAATGTATTGTATATCACATTAGAGATGGCTGAAGAAAGGATCGCTGAAAGAATAGATGCAAATCTTTTAGATATTCCTATTAATCAATTAGAAGAAATTCCTAGAGACTTGTATAAAGAGAAAATATTAAAACTTAAAAAGAAAACTAAAGGTAAAATAATTATTAAAGAATATCCTACAGCGTCAGCTAGCTCAATGCATTTTAAAAATTTATTAGGTGAATTAAAGTTGAAACGTAATTTTGTTCCTGATATAATATTCATAGATTATTTAAACATATGTACTAGTGCGAGAATTAAACAAGGTGCTGTAGTAAATTCTTATACTTATATTAAATCAATTGCAGAAGAATTAAGAGGATTAGCAGTAGAGTTTAATCTTCCAATTATGTCCGCAACTCAAACGACTAGATCAGGATTCACAAGTACAGATATTGGCTTAGAAGATACTTCCGAAAGTTTTGGTTTACCAGCAACCGCTGATTTTATGTTTGCATTAATATCTTCTGATGAAATGGAAGAGTTAAATCAAATGCTTGTAAAACAATTGAAAAATAGATATAATGATCCTACATCTTATAGAAAGTTTATTATTGGAGTTGATAGAAGTAAAATGAGACTCTATGATGCAGAGCATAAAGCCCAAGAAGATATAGCGGATAGCGGACAAGATGATGAACCATTGTTTGATCGATCCACTGACAATAGACACAGAAATAAGGCTGATTTCGGAGCATTTCAATATGAATGATTTAGATTTTGTTAAAAATTCATTGGGTTGTATAGATCAAGCTTTTAAGGAATTAGAGAATTCTTATAATTCAAAAACAAATCGTTATATTAAACTCTGGCATGAATGTGCTAATAGATCAGAAGAAATATTAGAAGATGAACTAGGATTTTCTTGTTATGTTAATATACGAAAAGATATGGATCATGCCTTATATGAAATGACTTTCGATGGAGCCGCTAATGTTCCCGAAGAACATTTTTCAGAATCAGAATTAGAAATAACAATTAATTTATCACCAGAACTATATACACAACAATTATTTATTCCTGAATCTGTTTGGGAAAAATATAAACAACAATTTACTCTCACCTACATTCACGAATTAACTCATTCTTTACAACTTGATGATCAACAAAACAAATATGATGATTATTTTTCAAATCCATTTGAAATAGATGCGTATAGTTCTGAACTCGCCTTTGATATGTATCTCTATGCTAAACCAAAAACTAGTTGTGAAGCATTTATGAGATATTCTAAAATAAAAGAACAAAAAGTTTTTAAAAAATTTATATATCTTGCCGAAAAGAAATACGGATATCTTAAAAACAATAAATAAGATTATACTACTATTTTGAAGGGAAATTATGGAAAAGATTCAAGATCTGCACAACGCAGCTAAGGTCGTTTTAACGGAAGCTGCCATAAGTAAATTGGCAGTAAAAAGTATGGAAGAGGTTGCTCACCGCGCAAATAGAATAGCGAGATGGGCTCGTAATGCTGCTGAAATGGATTCAGCTGATGCTAAGTCGGTTAAAGCTCTAGCTAAAGATATTCAGAAGACTATGGATAAATGGGCAAAAGGTTCCTGGGAAGGGAAATCCCTTTGAAAACATTCAAAGCACATATTATAGGCGAACGCATACTAGATCGCATTATGAGCGAAAAAGAGCGTAAAAAAGGTGATATGAAAAATTGGATTAATGAAGCAGTTAATGCTAGACTTAAAGCCAAAGTTTTGAATATGATAGATAAAATAGATAGTGATGAAGATCTACTAAAAGCTATAAATGCCATGGCCGTTCCTGTAATGGAAAAAATGATTCTTGAAGCATGTGAAAAAAAGAAAATCACAATGGGTCGAGATGAAGTTACACGAGGTATTATTGCACTTATAAACAAATATGGTGAAAACATTGAACAACAGTTTGACTTTTTAAAAGAGTTTTTAGACGGTAAATCTTTTGATGCCAAAGGTTTAGTAAAAGGTAGTAGCGGTAAGGTTGCTAATGCAATGAATTATATTACCTCAGCATATCCAATTATGAGTAAGATGTATTCTGAACTAGTGAATTGGACACCAAAAGTACATAATGCAAATATTGGCCCCGGCGAATTACTTTTTATTTTAGCAACTGATACTGGTGCAAAAGGAGATGAAGAAGATAAAGGTGATGCTTATCTAGGAAGAGGTCTTAATATTGAAATGAAGTCAGATGGAGGCCATTTAGGAACAAGTTCACAGTTTAATATTGGCAAAGAAGTTTTTAAAGATGCGTTTAAGGATTTAGGAAAAGTTTTAAAAGAAAAAGATCTTGATGATCTCATGTTAAGAAATGGCAAAGCCAGGATGCCTAAAGCTTTATCTGATGCTAGTAAGTTGTTTACAGAATTGTATAAAGCTAAACATGGCGGAACACAATTTCAAGCAGATAAAGCATGTGAGAAATTTTATACAGATGTATGTGATGCTTGTATGGGAATTACCTCCTCTTATAAATTTAATAAAGTTGTTAAAGATGGTTTCACTAATCCAAATATCTTTTTACAAAATTGGTGTGCTGCAGCTTATCAACAATATGAAGCGCACGGTTTTGATTGGGTGACTTTATTTAATAAAAAATCAGGTGCTACTATCTCGTTTGATGGACATGCACACTTCTTTAAAAATAGAAATAATTGGGATTCAGATTGGCATTTAATGTGGGCAGGAGGTGGCCAGAAAGAAGGCGGAGCTTCTACTAGAATTATAGCACAACCATTTCAAGCACAACCAATATCAACAGATGTTCCAGGCGATGTAGAAAAAATTGAAGAACTTAAAGATTTAAGAAGCGCTTTAGACCATGCAATTAAAAATATGCCTAAAAAGAATTTTACTGTTAAACATAGAAAAACCTTAGGATTAGAATCTATTAATACTGCTGTAAAGGTTCTTAAAAATCTAGACCTTATTAAAACACAAACCAAAGAGGGTTTAAAAAGATATTTCGCTCATAAGAAAGATTTAGGTATGAGAGATAGAAAAGATATAACATTTGGTATAGCTTTTAAGAAGTGGGCAAAAACTTTATGAAATCTTACAAGCAATTTCTTATAGAAGCATCGGGTAAGAATCTTCATATGGAACATCTCGAAGATGAGGTGTTGAATGGAGGAGTTAATGGTACTAGAGGTGCTATTAATTTTCTGAGATCGCTAAGAGATATGTTAGCAGGTAATAATAAAGAAGCTGTTAATGTTACAGTTAAATGGGATGGTGCGCCAGCGGCAGTAGCAGGAATTCATCCTAATGGAAAATTTTTCGTTGATTATAAATCAATGCGGCGGCCTTGCTTTACACAATCTGACGTAGATGAACATTTTGGAGGTGGACCTTTACATTCAAAAATGTCTGCTCTTTTAGAACATTTGCCCAAATTAAAAATACCCGGAAATATATTTCATGGAGATGTTCTTTGGACAGATAACAAAGAAAAAAAGATTAAAACAATTGATAAAGAAAAGTATGTTACTTTTACGCCTAACACTATAACATATGCTGTTCCATTAAAT